GGTACCAAAGTCAAGATTACCAGACTGAACACCAGCAGTTGCCCCCTTATTAGAAGCATGAGCACCAGTAGACATATGCAGAAGAACGTTAGTGTCTACATTAATCTTCATCCTCTCAGAAGCATCCGTAGCATACATATTCATAAGATCAATATCAGACTGAACCTTATCAACATCATCTACCTGGAAGGCAGTATAGATAGCCTGGTCAATCAACATACTCAGGTCATCTTTAGATGGGATCTGATAAGTAATACCAGTCCCAGGAACACCACCAACAGTATAAGAGTTTACCGTGATAGCTGGAGCTTGGCGAATATTAATAGTATCGCCTACATTTTTAAATTCACCCTCATAATCTATATTACAAATCTCTTTGAAGATTGTAGACGCATAGAAATCCACAAGGGTCTTCTTAGCAAAAAGAGTGGGGACATAACTAGCGGCAGTCCAACCACCACTACCGTCGTGAGTGTAATTAGTACGTGCTAAAGCCATTTTTAATTCTCCTTAAGTTTAAGGAGCTAGAGCTTATACAACCCTGCCCTCAGCAAAGGCTGTATCAAATTTTAATTCTAACTCCTGTTTGATTTTTTCTTTACCTCGATACTTTCCACGGATACAATCATCAGTAAACTTTTCATAATCACGAAATGAAACTGTGTCCGGTAGTTTCGGTTTCTGTTGCTGAGTATTGGTAGAGGTCTTAGTAGGACTAATATGTTTTTCCAAAGGATTAACTTTTTTAGCTCCTTTAAAAGTATTGAAGTAACTTGCAACACGATTAACATCACCAATAGACTGAGCTTGTTTAAAAATATACTTCCTAGTCAATCCAGACTCAACTTCTGTTCCTTCCATCCATTCGAGGAATTTAGGATCAGTATCAATCTGGTCATAATCAGGAACAAGATCACTTAATCTCTCTATGAAAGAGTTGTTAGCCATAGCTTGATTCTCTTCAGCCTTAGCCTTACGAGATTCAAGATTCTGCTTACGAGCCTCTTCCAACTGTGCCTTGAGTGGGGCAATCTGAGCATCAACAAGTTTCTGTAAACTAATTACCGTATCATCTCCAAGGAGATCTCGCTCCTCTTCTGAAAGATTTGATAGAGCATCAGAGGATGATTTAGAAAGAGATTCGAGCTTCTTATCTAAAGCATCTACCTTTGAGTTTAGAGAAATGTTATACTCATTAAGTCGTGCATTGTCCTGACGCAACTTATAGATTGTAGTGTCTGTTTTAGATTTATAAGTAGTATATCGTTTCTTCCAGTTAGCACGAGGCTTAGACTGGTCAACCTCTTCTTTGGTGTCTTCTTCGTGAATAGCTTCTGAATTATCTAGTTCAAAATCCTTAGTAGTTTCATCAACGATCACCTCTTCATTCACTTCATCAGAATGAGAATCGGTGGGTTGTTTCACTTCCTTCTCTTGAACCTCCTCTTCAGTAGTGGTAGAGTCTTCCAACTGATTACCACTTACAGCTTCCATCTCTTCAATATCTTTCTTCAACTTCTCTTCAAAACTAAGCATACGCTGTACATCTCCTTTGCACTCATCTTTACGATTCAGGATAGGCCCTAATCAAATGCTAAAACATCTTTTCAGATGCGAAGCATTCTTTAAGCGATTACCTTGAGGCAGACTTTGTGGTGAGGTTTTTGAGATCACGGAGCAACCGAGAAGCTCCCTGATTCCTTTTAAAACTTTTCTCGTTAATATCTACGAGGGATTCTTTAGACTCTTCATAACTTAAAGCAATATACTCTGGAAAAAAACTATATTCTCCATTTCTAATTTTATCGACTAACTCTCTCTTTCTTAGTTGATTAGCATTCATCTAGATACCATGATTTTGTTTAAGTGAAAGGGCTAACTCTCTGAGCTGAAGGTTCTCCTTCATCATCCTATCTCTATCAGCAGATATCTCTTCTTGTGCAAGCTTCTGTTGTTTGAGTTGGAGAGTAGATTGATCTATAGCATCTTTAATCTGAGCCTTCATAGCTTGGAGTTCTTGTGCTCCCTGAGCCATCTCCTTCTGCCCATCAATCTGAATCTGAGTAGCTTTAAGCCCAACAAGACTTTTTGTATCTTCAGCTTCTTTAAGAATCTTGGCATTCTGAGCTTCACGTTCTTGGGTTGCTTTCTCTTTCTGTCTAATCTCAAATGACGTTGGGATTGCAGATGAGGGTAAGCCAAGGTCTTCAGCCATAAGCCGAAGTATATCTCCTCTACCTTCATCCCCGATGATCCTTTGGTCAAACTCATTAGCAGTAATAGTAAGGAACTCATTCCTACGCATAGCTTCAAAAGCTTTAATTGTTAGTACAGTAGAACCAAGAGGAATAACTTTAATGTCTCCAGTAAAGTCAGAGTCTTCTTCTTTAAGTAAGTTGTAATAGAACTGATACTCAACCCTCCCTTTAACAACTACATCAATATTCCTAATAGCATCTTTAATAATCTTAGAGGCAGACTCCAGAAGCATAGAGAGGCCGGAAGCCGTAGCCCCTGCACCTGCTATGTTCTCATTACCATAAGCCCATCGTGGGATACCAGTAACATCATCAGCCTTCTGTTCAAACTTATCATAGACAGCTAGAAGTTCACTAGCATTAGAAACTGGTTGAAAGAAATTAATAGCTCTACCACCCGCTCCTGTGGGATCAGACTTAAGCTGCCAGATACGCATAGGAGCCACTGCTTCAATCGGTCCATCATCTGCTAACCTATCTATATAGATTTCTACCTGAGGGCCTGAGCATACTGCCATGTTGTTAGCAAGTGCTCTAGCTGCTGCGTTACACATTCTCTGTATGTCAGCCATCAACATAGGTAGAGAACGTCCCCAGAAGCTCCCTGGACGGTTAATAAAGGATGCCTTATAATAAGGTCTCCTAAGTAGTGGGTCATCATTAACAACACACTTGATAACTTCATCTCCAACAAGGATCGCTTCTACTTCGATGTAGCTATCATCTTCAAGATCTTTGAAGTAACTCTTATCCCACTCTTTAAGAAGGTCTGAGTTGATCTGACCAAAAAAGTGAATACCATGAATTGTATCATCCTCTAGGAGAGACCCTTTACGTTCTTGATCTTCTTTCTCTTGTTCAATATAATCATCTATCCAGATAGAACCCGTAGATCCATTAAGTAATACTCTGTCAATAGCTTCTGACTTATAATTTTCTGTATCTTTAAGATGAGCAATAGCGCTCTTGTTTGTAAACCTTAAGTGTTCACAAAGATCACCATCTTGTATTGAGGTAGCACCAGCAGAAGGATAGATATCAAGAGGATCAACCCTCTCATTACAGAAGACATACTCTTCAGTCTGTACTGGCTTACCATTCTCCCACTTAAGAACCTGTTGCTTAGTAACTACCGGCCCTTTAAGGAAAGCTGTTGGATAGATTACAAAGTCATCAATAAATGTGAGTAGACTTTCATGCCACTTACCCTCTATTAACTGATCTTTAACCTTCTTCTCCATCCTCTTCATTTGGAAGGAAGCTTCTTTAGAGATTTCGTTCATCACCGCATCTAGGATATCTCTCTTATTCTGATTGATTACCTTGATAGTCTCTTGAGCTTGAGCGGTAGTAGCCTGCTGTCCTGGTTGAGGAGCTATCTGAGTGAATTCTTTCTGGATAGCTTCCTCAATAATATGAACTATTTCTTCAGGTAGCTCAGGATTAGGAGTGGACTCAAGAGCCCAAGTCTTACCTTTAGCTGCCGAGTAGATATCAGCTATCCAAGACTTAGCTGCTCTAGCTTTAGTAGCTGTTAAATTCATGAAGATACTTGAACCACCTTCTTCAGCAATAAGAGCCTTATCTCTAGAGGAGTACTCACCATTAAACTGGAGAAGGCTATTAAGAATCTCATCCTCTATCCCTGAGTTTCTTTTGTCATCACGATTCTTATTAGCAACACGGATAATATAATTAGCTAGACTAGAGCGAGCTGACTCTTTTAATTCCTTCTCCGACTTTTCTTTATCGAGGATCTCATTAGAAGACGACTGTTCCTCCTTAACTAAGGTGTCTATATCTGTAACTGAGGTTACTGCCATTTAAATCTCCAAAAGAATAAAATATTAAATTTATGAAGTTTGTTGGCGATAAAGCCTACACCGTTTTTGGCTCATCTTCCCAAAACAGCGTAAATTGCCTTGGCATACGCTTCGCCCATAGCCTGCTGACCTAAGCTGGCTGGGTACAGGTTGTCATAAGCACCACTTACCCCGCCCAGATACATCTCAGGGTTTTCCCCCAACGCAGCAGAGACATAAGCCCTGGCAATTAATGGACTGTAGCTTTGTAAGTCATCAATCAGGCCGTTGATTACCAACCGCCGCGCCTGGTTTGACGTAGTGTTATTTGTCGTTTTACAAATCATTGACGGCACATCGCCCAAGATTATCGCCTTGAGGTTTGGTACATTGTTAATAAAATAATCAATGTGCGCCTTGTAATCTGTGGTAAACTGCTCTGCATCAAATGACTCATCGGTCGCGTCATTCGTTCCGCACTGCACTAAAATAATAGATGGGTTGTTGGCAATAATTGTGGTGTACAAATCAGAGATATCACCCCCCGCACCGCCGATTGTCACCTGGTCCCCTGAATTGCCGCACATGTTCAGATCAACACCAATACCACGACGGGCTAAATACGCCTTGATTACCCATTCAGCCCGCATGTCCCACCACGGCGCAGTCGGATAGCTGAAAGCCGAAAAAGCATTCACCACAAAGGAATCGCCGCTCCAGTTTATTACAGCCCCCTGGGGATGCATGGGGATCATAACGGGTTGAGTTGACAATACCAAATTGCGGATATAGTGAGATGTTATCGGCTTGAAGAAATATGGTGCAGCAGTCCTTCCCCGGCAGCCAACATAAAAATTGGCCATCATGTTGTTCACATAGTCAGGGGTAAAGGTTTTTGTACCTATCAAGTTGCCATCATAATAAAGGCTGAACTCCCCTCCAATCCAGGAAAATGTTACCGTGATAAACCTGCCAGCCCGATTGCTTGTACACACCTGATGGTGGAAAGCCATTTCAAAGCCTAAAAAAGCCGGCTTTACAGCCGCCTGTGTACTTTTGTACAGGTGGCACTCGGCTGAATTGTTAGAAGTTTTTCCAATGGTGTGGAAAAGGAATTCATTATCCGGAGGAGCATACCCCGTCCCCCCACCAGATACCGAGGCCAGCCATTCAGCCTCCACGTCTATTGAGAATTGCCCGCTACGACTGAGCGCGGCAGCATCGGTTAGGGCCAGAAACTTAGCCCCACCTTTGACACCACCAATCATACCAAGCCTTGCATCATAGGTGTTGGTTGAGTCTACTGCTGCTGCGCTGCCGGTTGCTCTGGTTACGCCGGTTATCGAGGCCAGCGAGGTGAGAGAAGACTCTAGCGCTACAGAGGCATGGCCGGAGCCGAAAGGTATAATTCCTGGGTACATATTTCCTCCGAGAGAAGATTCTAGCGCTACAGGTATAATTTCTGAGTACATATTCCCCCCCTAAATCACAGAATGCGCGCCGGTTGCATTAGCATTAGTGGTCCCATCTTGCAACACGCGAATACCCCTGAATTTACCGTGCAAAACGCCAACTTTCCCGGTAGGGATAGAAAGAACTTTAACTCCCCCGCCGGTAGTCACGT